CACTTAGATAAGGTAGGCTCAGTTAGAGTTGCGCCATTTGAAGATGATGTAAGAGACTTAGATCACTTGGTTGAGTTAACTGCTACTCAAGTAGATAAAGAAGGTTCAATTGTTACTTGTGAGGATGAACACGGTAGAGACTTTTTCTTTAAGATTAAAACACCTTGGTATTGTTCTCGTCACGGTTTGCTTACTGAAGATTTATATAGAGAACATATTATTATTGGTTATATCTTAGATGATAAGATAGATGATATCTTAGGTCAAGTACCAGAAGATGAAAAAGAAGCACACATTAGAATTAATAAAATAATTGAAATTGTGAAAAAATCTATTTCTGATAAAGTGTCTGAAATTGAGAAAGCTTACGAACAATTTGTCAAGTCTGGAATTTCCAAAAAAGATTATGCCATAAATCAAAGAAAAAATAATCCTAACTTTGGTTTTGTAATGAATATGGTTAAAGCCGATGATTTGAAAAAGATGTCTAAAGAAGAAATTCTTGATATCTATGATAATATGGGGGAATATGAAAAAGCATTACAAAGATGTGAACCATATGAAATGGTTAAGATGTGGCTAAGAGATTTAACTAAGAGATTGAATCTATCAAGAGAATGGTTACAAACAAAAGATAAAACTTTATTCTTTCAAGATCCAGAAGAAAGTGATGATGATAATTAAGAGAGTTTCTAACTCTCTTTTTTTATTTAAAAACTTCTAAAGTCTGTAACACCACCAATATTCATCAATATAGGTGCTGAATTTTTCATACCGGCTTTAGATATAACTATTTTAATATTGTCAGGATTTATAGATGATTTCATTTCATCAGGATATTCTGTAAAGTAATCTATTAAGAACTCCATATTCTCTTCTTCGCTTTCAGAATCATCCCAAAGATTTCTTAGATTGGTCTTATTAATTTCTATAAAATCTAATACCTTTTTGTTCAAAACAGGATTCCACTCAGACCATTCTTTTATAAATTTCATAAATTATATATTAAATTTCCAAATGAATCCTGCGTAAAAATCTTTCTCTCCTTTACAACATTTAGATATTTGATTTCTTTTCAAAGTTGAGTCATGATTTTCTATTTCCCTTAAAGATTTCCACTCCTTTATTAAATTGTTACCTAAATCATATTGTAGTATTTTATGTCTTTCAATTTTTCTACCCAATATTGATTTTCTTATTTTTTCTTTTTGTTCATCTGTTCTTGGTTTTCTATTACCAACATTATTAGGATTATTTAACTTAGCTTGTCTCAGTTTTTCATTATGATCATCAGTCATTTTCTTACCATAAGCCCAATGATTTTCGGGTGTTGAAAAGTGTTCTTTAAGCGTGTTACTTATCTTTTCTTTAACTAATGTATCATTACTCCTATTAGGATTATTTAATTTCATTCTTTCTGAATAGTATTCTTTCAACTCTAATGATTTTTCTAAACCTACAATTTCTTCAAGAGTTTTACCTTTTTTAGCAGATGACATCTTTTTTTTAGTCTCAATAGAAAATTCAGTGACATCACTAACATATGAATTTGTTAATTTATAACCATCATTATTTAATTTATTAATATAATATTTTTCTCTTATATTTGATATCTCTAATGTATCACACTCTTCTATAACTTCAATAATAGGTAACAAATTATTATTGAGTATCTTTCTTATCCAACAAGATTTGTATGTATTATATGAACTTGAATTTTTATTCAATGATGAAGACATGTGATCATTATATCTTCTTTTAATGTTATCAGTTTGTCCAATATATCTTATTTCATTAGTTATTGGATCAATAAGTTTGTAAATATATCTCATATTGATTTATTTTTATTTTATATATTAAATTATACTCTGTTCCTTAATCAATACCAAACTTTTTTAAATAAATATATATAATAGTATATAGTTAATATATGACATATTGTCATTAAATACTAAAATAATGACATAAACTAAACTTTGGCATTTAGATTGATATAACATTAATAAAAAAAGAATAAATAAATAAATATGGCAAAAGACGTAATTATCGGAATTGATCTTGGTACAACTACCAGTTGTGTCGCTGTGGTTGAAAATGGTGAACCAATCGTAATCACCAACTCTGAAGGAAAAAGAACAACTCCTTCAGTTGTCGGATTTACCGACAACGATAGAAAAATTGGAGATCCTGCTAAAAGACAGGCGGTAACCAATCCAAAAAATACTGTTTACTCTATCAAGAGATTCATAGGTAAAGATTTTTCAGTTTGTACTGACGAGGTAACAAAAGTTCCTTATCAAGTAGTAAAAACTGGATCTAACGTACCTGGTGTTCAAATCGGAGATAGAACTTACACACCTCAAGAAATCTCAGCTATGATTCTTCAGAAAATGAAGAAAACTGCTGAAGACTTCTTAGGATATGAAGTAAAAAGAGCTGTTATTACAGTTCCTGCTTACTTCGGAGACGCTGAAAGAACTGCAACAATTGAAGCTGGTGAAATCGCTGGTTTGAAAGTTGAGCGTATCATTAATGAACCAACTGCTGCTGCCTTGGCTTATGGATTAGACAAAAAGAATACAGATTCTAAAATCTTGGTATTTGACTGTGGCGGTGGCACACATGATGTATCAGTTCTAGAAATTGGTGATGGTGTATTTGAAGTTAAATCTACTGATGGTGATACTCACTTAGGTGGTGACGACTTTGATAATGCTATTATTGATTGGATGGTTGAAGAATTTAAATCTGAACATTCAATGGATCTTTCTAAAGACCCAATGGCTCTTCAACGTTTGAAAGAAGCGGCTGAAAAAGCTAAGATTGAGTTGTCTTCTACTACTCAATCTGAAATTAACCTTCCTTATATCACTGCTCAAGATGGTATACCTTTACACTTTGTAAAACAACTTACTAAAGCTAAGTTCGATCAGATGACCTCAAGTCTTGTTGATAGAGCTATTGCTTGTGCTAAGTCTGCTTTGAAAAATGCTGGGTTAAAACCATCTGACATTGATGAAGTTATTCTTGTTGGTGGTTCTACAAGAATTCCTTCTTTACAAGAAGCATTAGAGAAATACACTGGTAAAAAACCAAACAAATCTGTTAATCCTGATGAAGTTGTTGCCTTAGGTGCAGCTATTCAAGGAGCTGTTTTGAATGGTGGTATTACTGATGTCCTTCTTCTTGATGTAACTCCACTTTCATTAGGTATTGAAACTATGGGTAATGTAATGACTAAGTTGATTGAAGCAAATACAACAATTCCGACCCGTAAGTCTGAAACGTTCTCAACTGCTGCTGACAATCAACCATCTGTAGAAATTCACGTTCTACAAGGTGAAAGACCAATGTCTAAGGATAACCGTTCGTTAGGTAGATTCCATCTTGATGGTATCATGCCAGCTCCGAGAGGTATTCCTCAAGTAGAGGTAACATTAGACATTGATGCTAATGGTATTCTATCTGTATCTGCTAAAGATAAAGCTAGTGGAAAAGAAAACAAAATCCGAATTGAAGGTGGTTCTCAACTCACCAAAGAGGAAATTGAAAGAATGAAAGCTGAGGCTGAGTTAAATGCTGACTCTGACCGTCTTGAAAGAGAATTGGTTGATAAAGTAAATATGGCTGATAATCTTATCTTCCAAACTGAAAAACAAATCAAAGAATTCGCTGATAAGTTAACAGAAGAAGATAAGTCTGATTTGAATGCTGATTTAGAAAATTTAAAAACAGCTCATTCATCTAAAGATGCTCAAGCAATTGATACATCATCTGAGAAATTGAACTCAACTTGGTCAAAAATCTCAACAAGATTGTATCAAGAAACTCAATCAGAACCACAAGTTAATACTGATACTGACAATGGTAATGGCAGTGATGTAGAAGACACTTCTTACGAAGAAGTTGAATAAAATATTCTCGTAGGAAAAATAAAAAACCCAGTCATTGACTGGGTTTTTTATTTATTAAAATATATATTAATTTCTAAAATTTCAATATTCGTCTTTTATTTTATTAAATTATATTAATATATAATTTATAAAAAACAGCTAAAAAAATGAAAGACAATGTTATAAATTTAATTAAAAAGTTAGGTTTGGGTCTAAACGAGCTTGTATTTGACTTTGAAATTGATGGAGTCAAATTTAATTCCATTGAATGGTTGCCTGAAGAAGATAAGGTATTGATTCACATATTTGAAGATGATGAAATAGATTATCATTGTGATTTTGAGGGAATAGATATAGACAAACAAATAAAAGTCTATAAAATAATATCTGCCTTTTTAAATTAAAGACTATTTAACATCTGAATCATCTCTTTTTGAGGAAATAAATCAAATTTGTCTCTTCTAACTTGACCGTGACTTCTAATTCCACCATTTGTCATCCATGTTGTATTATAATCAAACCATTCTTCATTATAGATACCACCATCAATTTGTATATCATATTTATTTATTAAATAAAGTATCAAGGTTCTTCCACTTTCTAATTGAATATCTGTATATTTTTCATAATATTCATATCCTTTAAAAGGATTATCTAATTTAACAACATCTTTTTCATTAATTGGTTTATTTACCCAATTATAAAATCTACCATCTTTACTGACAGTAAGTGGTCCGTAGTTACAAAATTCAATTGCAATTGAATTAGAGTTTAATTCTAAAGAATTATTGGAATTAATATCTAAGTGATGTGCCCAGTATTTATCTTCAAAGGCTCTCAATATTTTACCATCCCATATATTTTCATCCGATGATGATGATTTCCGACCAATAACATATGAAGCACCGATTCTTAATGGTTGTATTAAACCATTTGGTCCTAAAATAGGATTTCCCATTTCATCTTTAATATAATCTTTTTCAAATTTATTTATATTCCAATCAGGTCTTGAACCACCGGCTGTGTGATGTAAAAATATTGTATCTTTTTTAGTTTCTTCCTTAATATATTCTTCATCTGGTATAAAATGATCGTATATAATTAGACCTTTGTCATTATTATAAGATATTTCATGTGGAATTCCATTTCTAGTTAATGGTTTTTTACCAAAATTTAACATTTTATTCCAGGTTAATGATCCAACATTACCATCTGCTTTTATATTAACGGCTCTTTGGAAGTTAGTAACAGAAACTAAAGTATTTTGTCCAAAATAACTATCAATTCTTTCATTAAAGAATCCAAGTTCTTTTAGTTTAGTTTGTAAAAACTTAACATCTTCTCCAGACATTTTTAAAGATAACACTCTTTGTAATTTCATATCTATATTAATTATTGATTATATCTTTGTTTATTTTGTATATCTAAATAAGCTTTTAAGTCTTCATATCTAACAGCACCTGGATTAAATGTTACCATTTCAGAATTTCCCGTAGGTTTTGATTCAACTTTCTTTTCGGTATTTGCTTTAATTCTTTCTTCATGTTCTTCTTCAACCTTTTTAAGAATATGACCTAGATAAAAATCTATTCCTTTTTCCTTTATTAATTGAAACTCAACATCAATTAAGAATTCTTCATTTTCTGGACCAACATAGATAGCCATTACTGGATCTTTGATAAAAACATCTGTATAAAATTTTATATCACCAACATTACCCTGTGCGTAAATAGTTGTTCTGTATTGACTATTATAATAGAATGAGAATTTATCCTTATTATTAAACTCTCTACTACCGTTTTTATCAACAGTGGCAGCAAGACCAAGATTAATTTTAAAATATCTACATTTTTTAACTTCTTGTATAACAAATGTATTAGTTACTATATTATATGCCATACATTATTTATTAAAAATATATATCTTCCTTAAAATTAAAATCCTATAATATAGGATTTTAATTTATTCTGTTTCAATTTCAAATTCTTCTTCATCACCAAACTTATCATCGATTTCAATTTTTAAGTCAATTAAAAACTCTTCATCAATATCTTTAATTTTAACATTTTTAGTTATTTGACCAATAACCTCAAATGTATCAAAATTATATTTTTTGAATTTAATATAACACATTTTAATATCTTCATAAGAGAAGTCTTTAGTAGCGTCCTTAGGCATAGCATCTTTAATATCAATTGCTAAGTAAAGATTATATGTTGCTTCATCATCTGTAAACTTAATAGTTAATGAGTCATACATTTTTGAATATTTAGAAACTTCTGAACTATCTAATCTAACACCTAAATCTTTTAAAGATATTTTAGATTTATCTTTAGCCTCTGATTTAGCTTTTTGTATAGACTTGCTACCATCTTTCTCTAATTCATCAGCCGGTCCATTAACATCTGATTCATCTTCTTGAAATTCAAACATCTTATCAAACTTTCTCTTTAATTGATTAAGTGCTATTTCAACATAAGACTCTGGAGTATCATTCATAATCTCCTCGTTGATAAATTCTGAGTATTTTCTAATTTTCATAATGTATATATTAAATATTAATTCTATTTATTAGTTTACCAATAATTTTGATTGTTATACATAATATTTGTCATTTATTTTATTAAAAATTCTATAAATTATCATATACTCTATATTATTTTTAGTATATTTGTATTATGGGTAATATAGGCTATTGTTGTATTAATATCTCGTTAAATGAGGGCAAAAAGAAAAAAGACCAGATAACGGTCAATAGAGGAATGACTAAGAAAACATTTGAGACTAAAGGTCTTGGATATGTATCTGAATTAGCCATACAGAATATCAATGACCTTGAAAAAATAATTCAATGGAATGTTAGAAACAATATTTTTGTTTATAGAATGTCAAGTGACATGTTTCCATGTATTGGTTTCTATAAATTAGAAGATTTACCAAACTTCAAACTTATATCTGATAAGTTAAAATCAATAGGTGATTATTCAAAATCTAAAAGAATGAGACTTTCTTTTCATCCAACTCACTTCTGTATTCCTGCTAGTGAAAACCCAGTTGTTGTTAAAAATGCTATTGACGAATTAGATAAACATGCACAAATAATGGATTTAATGGGTTTAGAACAGACGCATTATTATCCAATTAATATACATGTTAATACTACCAAACCAACAAGAGAAGAAGCTGCTGATAGATTTTGCCTTCAATTTTATAATCTAAGTGAATCTTGTCAAAAAAGATTAGTAGTTGAAAATGATGATGGTCCAAATCAATATTCAACTAAAATTTTATATGATTTAATCTATAAGAAAATTGGAGTGCCTATAACACATGATTTTCATCATCATAATTACGGACCTCAAGATATATCTCAAGAAGAAGCATTAAGACTTGCTTGTTCCACCTGGGGTGATATTCAACCAATGACTCATATGAGTTCACCAAAAACATTAGAAGATACATCAGGAAAACAAATAGCACATGCAGATTATATTTATGAAGAAATTAAAACATTTGGTCTTGACTTTGATACGGAATTGGAATGCAAAAAGAAGGACTTAGCTCTATTAAGATATAGAAACCAGTTTAAAGTTCTCAAAGGGTGATAGAATTTGAATTAAAAAACCTTTACATAGAAGAAAGAAATTCAATTATTGATATGATATTAAAATAAAAAGAGAGTCAATGACTCTCTTTTTTAATGCTAGACTATTTTGTTTTATTTTTTAATACTATCTCTTTTCTGTAGATCCTGATAAATAAGTTCTACTTCTTTTTTATATCCGTCATGTAGTTTATCACAACGACTATCTATTTTTCTATCTAATTCATTATACATATTAGAAACTGATTTATGAAACTCATCAAATCTATTGTTTATGTTTTGTAAATCATTATTTAAGTCAGTTTGTAGATTTGTAATATCTACTGTGTTGTTTTTAACAACTTGTTTTAACTTTCTCACAACCGCAACCAAGTAGGCTATAGAGCCTACGACCGCAACTGACACAAGAGTAATCAAAACTGTTACTAAAATTAATTGTAAATTTTCCATTTTTAATTGTTTATTTTTTGTTGTCTAGCATTTTTTCTTTTTCTAATTCTTCTGGATGAAGTAAACCTCTTCCATAAGTTTTAAATCTTTCTGAGTATCTTAGTTTAACTCTATCTGAAATAGGAATGGAAGATCCTTCTTCATCAAGTTTAACGAATACCATTTTTGTTGAACATACCAATTCTTGTTTACCAGTATGAACATTATGTTTTCTTGCCTCAAGATTAATAGTTACTGATGTTTTTCCAAACTTATCAACCGAAGCATATATCTTAATTAAGTTTCCAAGCCTAACTGGGCTTTGAAAAATCACTTCTTCTATTTTCATCGTGACTATTTTAGCTGAATCACATATTTGACATGCATATGCTGCTGCTGATTCGTCTAGTAAACTAAGCATATGTCCACCGAACATATTACCATGTACACCAATTTGATATGACATACATATATTTGTTGATATTAACTCCATATTAATTTAATATTTCTTTTATTTTATTATCTCTTTCTTCGTATTTCTCTGTTATATCAGCATATCTAACTCTATATGTTGAACTTAAAGTAACTAATTCAACGTGTTTTATAATAGAAAATATAACAAATGTTTTCCATATTCCTTTTTCAAAAAATTCATTAATTAACTCATCTGATTCAAATTCTTTCATTACACAGTTGTAATTTTTTGATATTAGTTGATTGTCTTCTACTTTCATTATATTAAAAGTAGGAACTGAAGTAACATAAGAAATTCTATTCCAGTGTTTGTCTAAAAATTGACCTAACCACAATGATGGATCAACTGTAGCCACTCTAACGTTACTATTGTCATTACCCATTCTAAAACAATTATCAATTAATATTTTAATACCTTCAAGATTGTTTTCACCAATAGGATAAACTTGTATTGATTTAGGTTCAATATTAATTTGTTGTGTTCTTGTATTTTGTAAAAGTTCTTTAAATATCATAGTTTATGTTATTTTATGTAATAATATAGTTTAAATTTATCTTTACCCCAAGAGACATCAACAGCAAATTCTTCTTTTAATATCTTACAAGATTTATTTTCGTGTGATGTAATAAAGTGACAACCTTTTGATAGTCTATTAAATATATCAGACCTTGTGTCATAGTCAAAACAAACATCATTCATAAAAACAATAGAAGCTATTGATAAATCAAAATCTTTTACATCTTTTTCAATGAAAAAAACTGATTTATGTTCTGGTAAAATCTCTTCTTTAATAGACTTAGCATATCTAAGTCTTTGAGGAACTATTTCAATACCAACAAATGTTTTTATATCAGACTTAATAGCAGTATGTAGAATTAGCTTACCACATCCGCTACCAACATCTAAAAAAACATCTTTATCAGATACTTTTTTATATTTGTTTATTTTATTGATGATTTCATCAACGCCATTTCTAAGAATTTCACCATATACATAATTTGTGTTATAAGCACCTTCATAAGTAAAGTGTTTATTAATTGTAGTATCTCTTTTAGTAAAGTTTTCTAATTTGAATTTGTCTTCGGGTGAATAGTTATCCCAAACATCTAAAAACTCACAAATAGATTTAATACTAAATAAGTTATGTTTATAAAGTTGATCTAATTTAAAATTGTCTAATAATAATTTAAGTTCCTTGTCCATATTTTACAATATCAATTTTAGCCTCTCTTAGAAAATCTAAGTCAGAAGTATCTTTATAATCTTTTCATTTGATATTTATTAATCAATGTGTTTTTCAATTTGTTGAATATTTAATTCAACTAAAGTTTTTCTACCAAATATTAAAACAGCAATCTTAACCTTATCACCATCAATATTATCAACTTCACCTTTGAACGAAGTAAAAGGACCATCTAAGATTTTAACTACTTCACCTAAAATGAATCTGTTTATAGATTCTTGTTCAACAGCTACTTGCTCTTGAATTCCAATCATTCTTTCTACTTCTTTAAGTGAAAGTACTTGAGGTTTTTTAGCTCTATCAGAAAGGATAGCCGTTGCGCCTTGACAACTTTTAACAAAGTTTGATAATTCTCCAACTGATTTTGTTTCAACAAAAATATAGCCTGGGTACATAACCTTTTCTCTTGTAACTCTCTTTCCGTCTTTTAAGTAGAAGTTTTTTTCAGTTGGTACTAAAACTCTACTAACCACACCCATTAAGTCACCTTTTTCAGATTCTTTTATTAGCTTTTCAGCTACAGAACGTTCGCGATTTGATTGTGATCTAACGATGTACCACTTCATTGTTGTTTCTTTTTCCATTGTATTCATATTTTTAATTTAATTTCCTTTTTTAACATATCTATTTATATATGAGCAGAGTGGTTGAAAGTTTTTATAATTATTTAGTTTAATTATATCCTCTTGTGAGTTTGCGGTTGATATAGGAATTATGTGATCTAAATCCCAACCATAATTCAGCTCTCCGTTATATAGTCCTCTATTATTCCAATTCATCCATGGTTCAAACTTTGACTCTATATAAATTTTAAATTCATCAAATGAACACCCAAGTATAGACTCTGTTCTAATATCTTTTTTAACTCTCTTTCTATAAAATGATGAGTTTATTAATCCTCTTATAATATGGCTGAAGTGGTATAAGCTATCATTTTTAATTTTTAATTTTTTATACTCCACATTCTTTTTAATAATATCATTTTTATTTTCTAAATAATAAAACTTATTATAATTACTTTTTGATTCTTTATTATTTAAATGATATTCTTTCTTTTTCTCTAAAATATCTTCCTTATTATTTAAGTAATAATCTTTCTTTTTTTCTAAAATATTTTCCTTATTATTAAAATAATATTCAGTATTTAATGATATTATAGAATCTTTATTTTTATTATAATACTTTTTACCATATTCTTTCATTTTATCAGGGTTATTTTTCCTAAATGTATCATATGATTCTTTCTTTTTACATTTCTTACATGTAGTTGAGTTTTTTGAAAATAATTTTAAATCTTTTTCAATTTTACATCTCTCACAGCTTATCATTTATTAATTTTTTATTTTATATATTAAAAAATTAAACTCCTCCTTTATAAAATCAATTTTGATTTATTAGCTTCTTTATATAAACTAGTTCTTCTTTAATGAAATCTATGTGATGTTCGATTAGATAATCTAAATCAATATCTTTTATTTTAAGTCTTTGTAAAATGAGTTTATAATCTTTATCACTAATCTCAGGCTTTTCACCTTTTTCACTCTTAGACCAAAACCAATTTGGATAAGGTTGCTTTAACATAAACTGATACCATAAATTCATGGCAGTTATCTTATCTATTGATTTTAGGTTAAGAAGTTGTGCTTTTTCGGGAAATTTTTTAGCAAAGTAACGGTTGAAGATAAAGAAGCAAGCCTCCTTTTCTTCATCCGGTACATTTACCCAATCACTCTTTTTATAGAACATTGCGTTCCCTACAAGTTTCAAATCTGCCATTATCTTAATATTGAATAACCAGCTTCCATTTTGTTAATAATCTCATCTGGTAAATTATGTAATCTTAAATCAATTAATCTCATATTAGCTTTAATATTTTCTACTATTGATTCAATTTGAGTTTTACTTAACTTTTTCTTTTCACAGATTAAGTCAGCTATATTCTCATATAAATCTGGGTCACCTAAGTTAACTTCACCAAACTCTTGTAGATATTCATCATAAATAGATTCTGCACCTGATTTTCCAATACCTCTTTTCTTTCCGTTCTTAGTAACAGACCAAACAGAGCCGATGTTATCTGAAGTATCACCAGAAATAACTTTAATCATTAAAGATTCAACTGGATCAATTTCATTGATTTCATACTTTTTAATAAATCTATCAAGTAATAATAAGAAGTCTGCATTATCATTGAGATTAAATATATCATCACTTGGTAGTTTAGATACTTTATTCAAAAAGATTTGATAGTTTTTTGGTAAAAAAAGTTTTTCTTTGTTGTACATTTCATTAGTCATAATGTTGATGAACAATGGGTCTAAACCATAATTAACAATTTGTTTAATATCATAGTCATTTGAAACTATGATTGTTGATCTTCCTTCATTGTTAGCTTTGGTAGCCAAAAAACTTAACCAATCATCACCTTCTACATGAGGTGATTCTAAGACTTTCACAAATCCTTTCATCGAATCTTTAAATTCACCATAAGCATTGTAGACAAAGTTCCAATCAATATCTGAATCTTTTTTTCTAGTAGCTTTATAACTACCCGCCAACTGTTTTCTCCAAGACTTCTCTTTAGAATCAGAGACAAGATAAACATTAGCAAATGGATACCATTTACGGTAGTTACTTATAGTATTTTCTAATGACTTATGAAGTGCGCCAAAAAGTAGGTTATTCTTATGTAATGTGAAAACTAGTTTACTAAGTAAATAGTTTCCATCGAGTAATAAATCAACATTCATGTAGTTATATTATTTTTATTTATCTAGTAAATCTGTTATTTTTTACAAGATTATCAAAGAGTTCAAAAGTTTGATAGTGTATTATAGTAATATGTATAAATTTAGTTTATAATATCTTTTATTTTTCTATCTCTTTCTAAAATTTTGAACTTTACTTCTAAATACTCTTCTATCTCTGTGGGTAAAGTAATGTTATTCTTTTTCAATTGGTCATAAAAAGGCTTACCTAAAATATTTAATGTTGAAATAGCAACAGCAAGATTTGGGTCACCCCAAGTAATAACTTCAATATCTTCACCTAAAACGTGATAAGTTGTTTTATTAGTTGAGTAGTTCATAGTGCTACCACCCCAAGTAAGACCGGATGGTATTGTAGATGTTGTGATTGAAGAATTTGTACCAGATATAGTTAAAATACCCGACGAACTGGTTCCAACTAATGAACCAGATGTAACTGAAGGTGTACCAAATATTGACATATAAATTATATAAACACCATATAGAAAGTTTATATAATCTTACTAATTTGAATATGACGATAAAGACTTTGAAACTCTTCTCTTATTTCTTCTTTATATTCATATGAATAATTATTTGAATAGTAATCATATTCTTTTTTTTCTACTTTCTTATGGATTAACTCATAATTGGCTTTAACCTTATCAAAACAGTTTTCTTTATCAGTCCACTTAACCATATTATCAATTAAGTCAAAGTTAATCTTTCTGAATCCATCAAAGAACTCAACTTGAGCATGTGAGTATAGATAATGTTTAATTACTTTATCATTATAATCATCTTCTAAAATACCTTTAGGGTTTGATATCTCTGGCTCTGTAAAGTAAAATTCAACACCTAAACTTATTAAGTGTTTAACTAATTTTATTATTGCGTTTGTAACTCTATTATCTAATAAAACATAAACAACTTCATCTTTAACAAAACACATCGGAATATGTTCATACTTTTTGAACATAACAAATTTACCTTTAACAATCCAAGTAGGGTTTACTAAAGCTCTAAATTTGTCTGGTATTAATTTATTTAAGTCCATTCTCTTTTAATATTTCTAAAAATAATTTTTTTTGATTTTCTCTAGTTTGACCATTACCTTCATCACGATAATAACCTTTGTCTTTATTTGGAGAGTATTTAACCTTGTGGTTAGTGTCCCACTTTGTTGTAGTGTGTGTTTTAGCTCTAAAGTGTGTTTCAGTTCCGATATAAATTGCGATAGTTGGTCTTTGATGATTAATATCATTAACATCCTTGAAGCCGTGCCACCACCTATTGGTACAGACCGCACGAGACATTCTACGAATGACTATTCGTTCTTCCATATACCTTCTCCATGCTCTATCTCGGATCATCAGGTAAAGATAGTAAAACTAAATTACTTTAACAACTCTGTTTTTCTTAGGTCAGAATTTTTACCAAACCAGATGTCTAATGAGTTAGCAGACATATCATCTTTTGATATTAAAGTCATCTTAGGACTGTTGATAATATCTTGATACTCATCATCAACAAGTGCGGCTAAACCTTTTTTATACTTAATCTCATAATTTTTCAAGTCATTCTTAGCTACCCAATCATTATATTCTGTCTGAGTGTAAAAAAGAACTTTCTTTTTAGTTTTAGCTTTTGGAACAGCAACTACAATAGGAGTTTCAACTTTGTAAATCATTCGTCTTTCAAACATATCGGGCCAGTACTTGTAAAAGAAGTTCAATAATAAACCAGCAATTGAATTACCATCGAAATCCGCGTCAACATAAAAAAGTATTCTACCATATCTTAGATTTTTTAATTCTATTGGTTGTCCTAATTTCAAACCAATAGCCGCCATTAAATTAACAACTTCTGTATTTTGAACCTT